TTCGGCAATTTCCGCCATGGCTATCTGATCGCCGAACGCAGCGCGACGCAGGTGCTGCGTGACCCCTTCACCAACAAGCCCTTCGTGCATTTCTACGCCACCAAGCGCGTCGGCGGGCAGGTGCTCGACGGCAATGCGATCAAGCTGCTCAAGATCGAGGAATAGGCGGACAGCCGCTTCCGCCCGCCCGCGCCGGTTCTCCCTTTCCGGCGCGGGCACCCTGCCTGCCAATCGGGACCCATCTCCATGCCGACAGACCTGTCCGGCCAGCCGCTCGACGCGCTCAAGCAATGGCTGGCGATAAGCACCGCGCGCGAAGACGCGCTGCTGCTCCGCCTGCTCGAGAGCGCGTGGCGGATGTGCCTGCGTTTCACCGCGATCGATGCCGACGACTGGGCGACGCTGCCCGAACCCTTACGCCACGGCATTATCCGCTTCGCCGCGCATCACTATCGCGAACGCGACCGCCCCGATGGCGACCATCTGCCCGCAGCGGTGGCGGCGCTGTGGCGGCGCTGTGGCGCCCCTATCGCGAGCTGCGGCTGTGAGTTTCGCACGTCTGGCGGACCAACTCGTGCTCCGCGCCGCCCGTCGCGCACAGGCCGCGGCCGAAATGCGCCTACGCCGCCGCAATGCCGACATGCAACGCTGGCACCGCGCCGCGCTGCTGTGGCCGCACTTTGCCCGGGAGGATCGCTGATGGAAAGCGCGCTACGCCGCACGCTGATCGCCTGGCTCCGGGCCGACCCAATGCTGTTGGGCATGCTCAATGCAGTCGAGGAAGAGGCTCCACCCGCAGCAAGCCCGCCGCATTGCGCCATCGCCGCGAGCGCCAGCGCCGACTGGTCGCACAAGACCGGCCGGGGGCGCGAAGTGCGCATTGCGCTCGAGATCGTCGATCGCGGCGACGATCCGGCCAACATCCGGGCAATCGCCGACCGCATCGAACAACGCATTGCCACGCTTGCTCCGCAGCAGGATGGGTTCCGCGTGGTCGTGACGCAGTTCCTGCGCAGCCGCGCCGAGCGGCGCCGGAGCACCGTTCGCGCAGTGCTGCTCGAATACCGCTTCCTCCTGCTCGCCGACTGACCTCCCGCGTATCGAAAGGATTCACGACATGACCGCACAGAAAGGCGCCGCCTTCCTTCTCAAAATCGGCGATGGGGGATCGCCCGCGTCCTACGACACGGTCGCGGGGCTGCGCACCACCCAGATGAGCGTCAACGGCGATACGGTGGTGGTGACGCACAAGGGCAGTGGCGGCTGGCGCGAACTCCTTTCGGGCGCGGGGACGCGCTCTGTGTCAGTCTCCGCCTCGGGAATATTTCTTGGTTCGGATGCCGAGAGCGCAATCCGCACACATGCGCTCGCCGGAACGCTGGACGAGTACGAGCTCAGTTTCGAGGACGGCGCGAAGATGCGCGGGCGCTTCCTGGTCCAGCGGCTCGACTACGCCGGTGATTTCAACGGCGAGCGAACTTATGCGCTGCAGCGCGAAAGTTCGGGCGCGGTGGTGCCTGCATGAGCGGTGTCGGCAGCGCGAAATCAGCCAACACCATGCGCGGCGAAGCCATGCTGACAATCGAGGGCCAAACCCGGCTCCTGCGTCCGAGTTTCGATGCGCTCGTGCGCGCAGAGGAGGAGCTCGGGCCCCTGTTAGCGCTGGTCGAACGCGTGGGCGAAGGCCAGCTCCGGCTGAGCGAACTAGCCACGCTCTTCTGGCACTGCCTCGACGAGCCCGGTAAACACTCACGCGCAAAGGTGGGTGCGGCCGTCATCGAACAGGGCTTAGCGGCTTCGGCCGCGCCGCTGCGTGCGCTGTTGGGCGAAATCCTCCGGGGCCGGAAGTGAGCGAGCGCTTCGCAGCCCGGGCGCTGCAATTGGCGGGCCTGGCCGCGCTGCGGCTCGGCTGGACGCCGCGCGTCTTCTGGGACGCCACGCCATCCGAACTGGCCGCGAGCATTGCTCCTCCGGCACCTACACAACTTCCACCCACACCAGCTGAAATCGCCGCACTGATCGAAAGGGATCGCGATGGATGACGAGATCGACGAGATGATCGTTTTGGTGCGCGCAGACACGCGCGCCTTCGCCGCCGACATGCAGCAGATGCGTGGGACCTTGGACCGCACGCTGGTCGACGGGTTCGACCAGGCGGGGAAAGTCCTCGAGCGCAGCCTGCTGGCCGCCGTTCGCAAGGGCGGCCTGGGGTTCGAGGATCTCAAACGCATCGCGGGCACCGCGCTCGACCAGATCGCCGAACGCGCCCTGCAGCTCGGCCTCGACCGACTGATCGGCGGCGCGGCAAGCGGTGGCTTCGCTGCGATACTGGGCGGCGCGGTCGGATCGTTGCTCGGCCTGCCCGGGCGCGCGACCGGGGGCTTGGTAGCGCCCGACCGACCGTACCTCGTTGGAGAGCGCGGGCCCGAACTCTTCGTCCCGACAAGCGCCGGGCGCGTCGATCCCGGCAACGTCGCGCAGACCGCGGGTCGAGAAGTACGAGTCTCGATCAACCTGGCTGCTCCCAAGGGTAGCTCCGCACCGGTCGCACTGCAGCGGTCCTCGCGACAGGTCGCCAGCGCGGTACGCCGCGCGCTCTCGCGCTGAACAGGAGGGTTGAGAATGGCATTCTGGCTAGCGCGCGAGCGTCGCGGGCAGCATTGCTGCTACATTCAGCGTTTCGATCCGCGCTTCTGGACGGTCAATTTCCCGCGACCGATGATGGCAAGCGTCGTGAGCACCGCGGCGGATGCTCTGCGGGTCGACTGCAGCTTCTATCACAAGGGCGAACTCGCGGGACTGATCTGGGAGAGCGAAGACCGGCTGGACCATCCCCTGCTCGCCTATGAGACGCAGCGTGATTACGCGCACTGCATCCTCAAGTTTCGCTGGCGCAGCGGCGGGGTGATCGTGCTCGACCAGCCGCATGGGCCGACGCTGACGATCGAGGGCCGCGACGCCGCAGGCAATGCGCGCGCCTGGTATGTCCGGCTGTGGAATTATGCCAGCGGCACGCCGAACGACGCCCTGATCGAACTGCCTTTCTCGGCGCTCCAGTCGGGATATGGCCTGCCTGGCGAGCCCGTGCACCCGAGCGATATCGATCGCATGTTCATCAGCCTGGTGCCCCAAGGCTATGTCGAGGGCAGCACCGAGCAATTGCCGGCACGCGTCGACGGCTGGGCCGAAATGAGCGGCTTAAGCTGCGACGGCGCCCATGCCTCGCTGGAAACAGGCGATGTCCTGCTACCGGCGCATGGCGAGCAGATCGCCACCGCCTATGACGACAGCTTCAACCAAACCCCCGCGCGGCTGCTGCGCAATATCGAGGGGCTCGGCTATCGCGGCCGCATCGTTCACTATGTGGGCATGAGCCATTACTTCCGGCTCGAGCCGCTGGGCGATGCTCATTACATCAGCCTTGCTGGTGGCGTGCTCAACGGCCCGTGCGAGGCATGGCACCGTGCCTACGCCGACAGGGTACGCGAACTCGATTTCGAACTGATCTGGTCGCTTTCCTACGAATTGTTCGATGCGCATTGCTGGAACGACTGGAAACAGCGCGCGCCGGACGGTTCGGCGGCGCTGACCGGCTGGGTTCCGCCTTCGACTCTGCTGTCACCGGCTCATTCCGGGGCGATGGCCTATCTGCAGCAGGTCGCGCGCGCCTTTGTCCCACCGCTGGTTGGGCTTCGCAAATGCCAACGGCCTCCTGCCCGTCGAAGGGCCGGTGCTGCCCGGAGACGTCTTGCTGACCCAGCCGGGGCCCGCGCAATACCATCTGATCGTTGCAATCGCCGGGGATCGTGTCGTCCATGCGCATGCCGGCCTCAACCGCGTCGTCGTCGAACCCCGCCACCCGGAAACTGGCCCGATCGCACACTGGCGCCTAGCGGCGCGTTCGGAGAACCTATGGCAACGTTAGTACTCGGAGCGATCGGAACGCTGGTCGGGGGGCCGCTTGGCGGCGCTATCGGTGCGACGCTCGGCCGCGGTCTGGACCGCGAGATTATCGGCAATGGGCGGCGCGAAGGGCCACGCCTGACAGAGCTGGCGGTGAGCACCTCCAGTTACGGCCAGCCCATTCCCGGATTGTATGGCCGCGTCCGCGTGCCCGGCAGCGTGATTTGGGCGAGCGACCTTGCCGAGCGGCGCGAGACTTCGGGTGGCGGCAAGGGTCGGCCGAAGACCACGAGCTACAGCTATTCGGTTTCGCTGGCGGTCGCGCTTTCCAGCAGACCGATCGAACGCATAGGCAGGATCTGGGCCGATGGACATTTGCTGCGCGGCGCAGCAGGCGATCTCAAGACCGGCGGATCGCTGCGCGTTCATCGTGGCCATGCCGATCAACCGCCCGATCCGCTGCTGGTCGCCGAACTGGGCGCACGCTGCCCGGCCTTTCGTGGCTGCGCCTATGTCGTGTTCGAGGATCTCGCACTGGAGGATTTCGGCAATCGTGTCCCGGCGCTGAGCTTCGAAGTTTTTGCCGGATCCGCAACGGGGGTGGCAGGCGAAATCGCGCGGACACACGGGTTCGACGCCGCAACCGCTCCGGTTGCGGAACTTGAAGGCTACATCCACGATGGCGGCAGCGCCGCAGCGATTTTGACGCATCTAGCGCGGCTAACGCCACTAGGGGTACAATGGACACCGGACGGGCCCCGGCTTGCCTCGGTCGCCCCTGAAAGCGAAGCCCCGATCACACTGTCCGACCCTGTCGTCGCCCCGGAAGGCGATTTCGGTCGGATGGCAGGTATCAAGCGCACGAGAGCAACCCTTGTCGAGCCGATCAGCGCGCTTCGCTATTACGACTCTGCGCGTTCCTACCAGCCGGGACTTCAGCGCGCGCCTGGAGAAGCGGGCGAAGGAGCTGTGCTCGAATTGCCCGGGGTGCTGAATGCAACCAATGCCCGCGCATTGCTGTCGCGCACACGGCTTCGTGAGCGTCGGCAGAGCGAAACGCTGTCTTTGCGCACTGCAGCACTCGATCCGAAAGTCAGCCCCGGAAGCATTGTCCGCGTTCCCGACCATCCCGGCCTGTGGCAGGTGACTGCATGGGAATGGCGCGAGATCGGAATCGAGCTCGACCTGCAACGGCATGCGACCGCCACTCCGGTAGCCGCCGCAGCCGATAGCGGAGCGGCGTGGGACGGCACCGGCCCGGATGGCCAGCCGCAACGCTTTGCCGCGGTCGGCGCACCCGATGGCCGCTGGGCGGGCGCAGCACTATATCATCTTCGCGATGGCGCGCTGATCCCGCTCGGTGAGAGCGGTCCCGACCGTGCGGTCGGCGGACGATTGCTGGCGCCCCTCGCCCCCAGTCGCGGCCTGCGCTTCGAGCTCGCGGCAGGGCTGCATTTGCGGCTCGATCATGAGGCGCCCACGTTCGAACCGGCGACCACAACCGCTCTGGCACAGGGTGCCAACCGGTTCTTGGTCGGCGGAGAAATCATCCAATTCGCGCGCTGCGAGGCGCTCGGTGAAGGGGAATGGCGCCTGTTCGGACTGTTGAGGGGGCGCGGCGGGACCGAGCACCACGCGCTCGTCGGCCATTCGGCAGGTACGCCAGCAACTGCGCTTGACGAGCGACTTTGGGCGCTGCCGGGCGACGCGGAGTTTGATGCCAACAGTCGGGTGGCCACTATCGGCCACGCGGATGACGAGCCGGTCTATGCCACGCTTGAGGGATCCGGCAGTACGCGCAGACCGCTCTCACCGGTACACCCTAGGCAAAGATACCCACGCGAGGGCGGGCTCGAGCTGTCCTGGACGCGCCGAGCGCGCGGCGGATGGCATTGGCTGAACGAAGTCGAGCAACCGTTGGTCGAACAGGACGAAATCTACGAGATCGGCATTGGCGAGCC